TTCCATCACCAGCACCTCCACCTGCTTCTTGCAAATTTTTACGATAAACAGACATAGATTGAGATGCCGTTCTTGATGTTTGACCATATCTTGGTGTAAGTGATGCCCAAATATTTCCAGCTTTAGTCATTTGAGACTCATTCATATTTTCAATATTAATACCGCCTTGTCTTGCCAAAGCTAAAATCATTTTATTTTGAGTTGCTGGACTAAATGTATCACTCCAACTAAATCTTCCACTATTAACTAATCCTCTTAAAGTTTCTGGCATCAACTGCAGAGCACCAGAAGCAGAAGAATTATATCTGTCTTTATGATATGGTATTGCTCTTCCTCCCAACCTATCGGGAAGTCTATCAGTACCGCCCAACTTAGATGCTTCATACAATTCGGCAAGGGTCATTTCTGTTAAACCAGGAACAACCGCTCCACCATAAACTGTATTATATCCACCAGATCCACCAGTTCCCTCCAATTCCCTAACAGTAGCAATAAATGCTTTTTCTTCTGGAGTATCTGCTTCAATATCAGCAGCATTTAAACTGCCCCCACCAGCAGCACCAACACCTCTCGTATCTCCACTAAGGGCAGTTTTCATATTCTCAACATCATTTTGCATTCCTTTAAATGCATTTTCCATATCAGTCATTGCTTTTTTAACTTTTCCAGACTTATCTGTAAAATCAAAATTCCTCCAATTGTCTAAAGTTGAAGAAATTACACTACCAATAGATTTAAACCAATTTCCAAGATTATTAATAAAACTTGTTAAACTGCTAATAAGAAGTTTAATTCTTGTTATTAAATCTTCTACCCATGCAATAATTTGTGGAAGTTTATCTACCAACCATCCAATCAATAAAACGCCAATAAATTCCAATACCCTATCAAGAATTCCTTTACCAGGAACTTGAACACCGCTCACACCAGACTTTCCCCTGGTTTTAAACGTTTCCAATAGAGTTTCTTTTTCTTGTCTTCTTCTTTTTTCTGTGAGTTTTTTATTAAAAACCTTATTCTTAGCAATATTTTCTCTTTTAACTTTTGTTCTTTTTAGAACTGCTTTACGCAACAATCCACCACCTTTGCCTGCTCCTCGGGCAAACATAGACCCTATTCTCAATGCTCCTGCTGCTACTGCTGCTACTGGCATTTTAGATCACCACATTATAGATTAATTGGGAGTATATAGCATAGAAATTATCAGGATTTGCCGAAGCAATCAACGGAACATCAGTAGCACTTCCTGTTTTCAATGCCTGCTGTTGTGCTTGCCCACTTCCACCTATTTTTTTATAAATCACAGTTGTATTTCCTGCACTAGACACTGGTCCAGGAATTTGCATTGATGGTGAGGAAGGAGAATCAATAGATGGTGAGGAAGAAGAATAAATAGATGGTGCTGCTGGTGCTGGTGCTGAGAATCCAGGAGCTCTACCATTTTGTTTCATTGTTTCCCACTCGAGCTGATTCTCAAACTCATCTGGTCTACCATCCAACCATTTCAAATAAGCTTGTCTTTCCTTATCAACATTTTCTTTTTTTGGTTTTAATAAGTCTGTCTTTGCTACTGGGTTTACTACTGGTTTTGCATTTGGATCCAAAAGCATTGCTTCATACTTTGATCTAATTTGTTGCTCAATTTCTTTCTTTTTACTAACATCTTCAGCAGTAAAATATGGTTTTCCCCTATCTCTTCCTGAAGTTTTAATTCCAGTTGGTTTTACTTTTGCAACTTCTATTTTTATCTCCTTCCTCATAGAATCTCTAAGAGAATCAATTCTTTTTGTCTCCTTCTGCCATTCCTGCCATGCTTTCTCTTGTTCTGGTGTTCTTTCTTTAGAGGTCTCTACTGATCTAGAACCCCTTTTCTCAAGAACATTTCCACGTCTACTTATACCGGCTTGTTGTCTTTTAGCAGCTGCTCTATCCTGTGCTTCTCTAAATTTACTTCCACCAGTTACAATATTTCTAGCAACATCTGTAACTCCTTTAGTAGTAGCCAAACCCGCGCCAACCGCAACAGCAGTTCCCGCTGCAAGAGTTGATACTGCCGCCGCGCCAGGAATTGCAGCAGCTGCTGTTGCCGCAATACTCAAAATCTTAGCACCTAAGGCTCCAACTGCACCAATCACACCACCAATAATTCCAAGAATGCTGAATATTCCACCATTCATTGCTAAAAATATTCCACCTATTATAGCCAGTGTTTTTACTACTTCGTTCCTAATTTCTTCTAATTTTTGATTATCTCCAGTTGCCCATGCCGCAAGTGCTTTCCAACCTTTATCCGTTAACCATCCTACAAGGAGAAGTCCAAAGAACTCCATCAATCTTTGGAGAATTCCCTTTGCTACTCCACCGACTGCTTTAACTGGAGAAATTAGTGCCTTAAATAAACCACTCTCTAACTGTTTTTCTTTTCCAGATCTTAATCCCCTTTCTTCTTCTTGCAGTGCTTGATTTTCTCTGTCTTTTTGTGCTTTCTTGTCTAATTCTGCTTCTTTATCTAATACCTTTGCCAGAAAAGAAACCTGATTTTCTACGACAATAACTCTAGCATTTAAAACATTAACATCAACATCAGAAGTAATTGCAGATGATCCTACTTTTACAAGTGCCCCAGATTTTCTAAGCATTTGAGGAGATGCTTTTACAATTGCTCCTGGTTTCCTAAAAACTTGATTGGAACTTATTTTTTTCTTTCTGAATAATGCTTTTCTTTGGGCAGCAGAAAGATATTCTCCTGTAGATGGGTCTGTGCCAGTTACAAGGATGTCTCTGTTTGTAAATTTTGAAGCATTTAATTTTGCCATTTACATATTACTGTTTTGTTGTTGCTTCAAATTTTCTTCTTCAATATATTGTTGCAATAAAGTGAGATAAACTTCTCTCTCCCAGGGTATCATATTTTCTAGTTCTGTTAATGAGTATTTATGATGTTGCATGAGAGCAAAATTTATCTTGTAGTATGACGCAAGATCATTATGCGCCATACCTATCCGAAAAAACTAGAAAGTCCCTCCAAGACCACCTCACTTTCAACCTCAGTATTTGGATTCTTCACTTTAATAGTATGAGAAAGTTTTGGCATTGTTTCAAAAAAAGATTCAATTTCTTTAAATTGCTTAGAACTTAATTCTTCAATAAATTCTGCCATCTCTTTTTTAGTGCAGTCGGAAGCACTCCAAGATTCTTCTTCATTATAAATTTGTTCTATACAAGAAGCAATCAATTCAAATGATTCATTGACACCGATACCTTCTTCCATATTAAAATTACTTTTAATAAACTCATTAAGTGAAGGATATTTCATTCTCATTGTCAAATTATCATCTAATACAATATCTCGTGTATGATTTGGATTTGTTTGGACTTTAATCTCGTCAAGTTCGATTATTACTGGAACTTGAGTTTCCCCATCATCTGGGCAGGTAATTAAAACTTCAACATTTTCTCCGACAGACTTTCCTCTAATATTCAAAAAGAGATATTCAATATCAAAAGTAGATAAATCTTCTACCTTAACTCCCCTAGAAAGAATACAATTGCCAATAACAGTTTTAATTGCATTGGTGATCTGCTTCTGATCCTCAGATTCCATTGCGATAATAAGAATCTTTTCTTCTTTGACTAGAAAAGGTCTATATCTTATTTTCTTTTGTGTAGAAGGAAGTTCCAACTCATATGTTGGTGTTGCAATCTTTGGTAAAGGCATAATAACCCGAAAAGTTCAGTTGTTTTTATTTATTGTGGTTATGGAACTGGTCCAATGAAATCTGCAGCGGACTGACCACCATTAAGTCCATACTGATAGAATTCATTTAATGTTTGCTGACTATTCAATCCTATTGCTGTTGGTGGTCCTAATAAATTACTGCTTTGACTTGTTGTTGTCGCTGATGATGATTGAGAATCGCTTCCAACATTATTAGAAGTTCCATCAACTTTACTCTTACTTGTAATTTTTCCAGGAATATATCTCTCGTAGTTAAATGCAACACTCACCTTTAAGATATTAGAGGCATCATATGATATTGGTATAGAAGACATATTGATTGGGAATAGTCCAATAAAATTATATTCAAGTTCTCTTCCATAATTTCTATCAAATTTTATAATTTTAGTCGAATTTGATTTGTATTCATCCGGATATTGCATTCTGTATGAAAACTCCGGAAAAGATGGATCTTTTCCGGCACCATTTGCAATAAATTCCATCCAATGCTCTAAAAACTTAATCATTCTATAATCAGAGTCTACATAAAACTCTAATTGCATTTGGGTAAAGATTCTGGTATGTGCCATTTTTTCCTGCACACCCATATAGTTGCCATTAATATCTGCCGTTGCCAACGAACTTCCTGGAATTGATGCAGAAGAACATAACAATCCAGCACTTTCAGTTATAAATCCCGTATCAACTCCTCTCTCAGACAAGTAAGTTGATAAGTCTCTGTTCAGACCACCAAAGATAACTTGATAATGTGATGTTTGAGCAAGATTTGTAATAAGTGGTTTGAATTCTGATATCTTTTTGCGTGTTGGCACTCTAAATACCTTATACGAGTCTTACATTATTAAGTATTTAGATGTCATATAAGGGAAAATATCAACCTTCATATCCAAAAAAATACAAGGGTGATCCAACAAATATAATCTATCGTT